GGATATCGTTTGCGGACATCCAGCCGTTCTGCCGTGCAGTTGCATAGCCCTGCATTCGGCTTGCATAGTCGCCGCGCAGCAGACCTTCCACATTGAATTTAATGAAATAGCGCCCCTTTTCGGAATCCGAAAGAAGCGCCTTCTGTAGTCCCTGTTCCCAGCGTACCAGCCACGGATCAAGGGTATATTTTACGAATTCGAGCGACAGATGCTCGATGTTGCTGAATGTTGCATGGTCGAGATCGCCGATCATATGCAGCGGCACACGGTACAGGCGGGCAATTTCCTCGATCTGAAACTTTCGGGTTTCAAGGAACTGCGCCTCGTTATTCGGAATGGAGATAGGCGTGTATTTCATGCCCTCCTCCAAGATCGCTGTCTTATGCGCATTGCTGCTGCCGTAAGCCCGCTGCCACGCCTCACGCACACGCTCCGGATTTTTGATCACGCCCGGATGCTCCAGCACCGCCGAAGGTGCAGCTCCGTTTGCGAAGAAGGACGAGCCGTACTCATCACAGGCGACCGCCAGACCGAGTGCATTCTTTGCCATTGCAATGGGGCTGTATCCGACCAGACCGTCAAAGCCCAAGCCGGGAATATGCAGCACCTGTTCCATTGGCAGGATGATCTCGCCCTGCTGCCTGAAATTCGGGTTGTGTTCGTCGTATCGGCTGTAGCGGTAGATGAGCCTGCCGCGATCGTCACGGTCAACACGCACCTTATCCGGCATCAGCGGATACAGTCCGATGACATCACCTCTGCCGTTCCGGATGATCTGCGCATAGGCGTTGCCGTAGATCAGCAGGTGCGCCATGAGCGTTTCCCGGAACACAAACGATGTCATTTCCGGATTCGGCTGATCGTGAAGCAAAAAATATAGCGGGTGGTTCGGCACTCGCTCTTTTCCGTTATCGGTGTATTGGTAAACGTGCAGCGGCAGTTGTGCAATCGCCTCTGACAAAACTCTCACGCAGGCATATACTGCGATGATCTGCATCGCCGTGCGGTCGTTGACACGCTTGCCCGCATGAGTCCGTCCGAAGAAATAACTGTAAGACGGGCTGTCGTAGCTGTCCTTCGGCTTGTCCCGTGACCGGAACAGTCCGCTGAAAATACCCATGTGCATCAGCTCCTTTCGGTTGACTTTTTGTATGGGCTTATGATATAATCAAAGAAAAATAGTCATAATACAATTCTTTATGGAGGTTAAAATGAACCCTATAATTGAAAGCTTTTTTATCCCCGATACATCTCAAAAAGTTGTATTACCTAACGGTAAATGCAGATTGTATTACTTGGGGGAAGATGGTGAAAAAAGAACAAAAGAAGCTCTTTCGCAAGCTACACTTGCTCCAGTTCCACTTGCTACTGTTTTTGCGTACATAAATGAATTTTTAAACTATATTGTTGACTTTCCTATTGCCGCTGAAAAATCTGGAGATATTATTTTGGAAGGAAAGAAAGAAGATGTTATCGGTCATGGCATCTGGATAAAAAATGAATATCAATGGAAGCCACAGTCTAATAAACCGCCGTATCTAAGCAATGATCCCAAATATGAGGCAATTCAAAAATACTTCAACTTTTCTTTTCAGAAAGATATAGTTTGGATAAAATTCACAAAAGACGGCTATGTTGGTGTTGTTTGTGACAGTTCGGATATTAATCATTCTTATAGCAACACTTCCGGAAAGCTAATTAGGAGCATAAATCAAGAATGGGATACTAAGAATCTGTTCGTTTTTCCAATTACCGGAGCAATGACAAAATATAAAAAACGCAAACAGATTGAAACCGGCATTGGTCAATATCTCATTAGCAAAAGTGTCCCAATAATTGACTTCTATTCCCATAATAATTTTTGAGAGCAATTTCACCAACTACAAAACAAGCATATCCCGGCTGTCATAAATGCTGTCGCCGGAGTCGTTTCCGCAGCGGATTGCACGATCAAGCGCCATGATCGTGGCGACCGTTCCGTCAATCTTCTCCGTTGACTTCTCCTTGTCCGGCTTGATGTTTCCTGCGGGATCACGCTTGATGAAAATGTTGTCCATGTTCCAGCGGAGAACCGGATGCCCGTTGTGGGCGATCTTCTGCTCCAGCGTCAGCTTCATCAGCTCTTTGGTCGGCGGCGACATATCACGGTAGCCCTGACCGAATTGCACCAGCGTGAAGCCCAGTCCCTCAAGGTTCTGGCTCATCTGTACTGCGCCCCAGCGGTCGAAGGCAATCTCACGGATATTGAACCGTGTACCCAGTTCGTCAATGAAGTTTTCGATGAAGCCGTAATGCACGACGTTGCCCTCGGTCGTCAGCAGGTAGCCCTGCCGCTGCCAGAGGTCATACGGAACGTGGTCACGGCGTACACGGAGGTCAAGCGTTTCCTCCGGCAGCCAGAAGTACGGCAGAATATAATAATGATCGTCCTCATCGGTCGGCGGAAATACCAGCACGAATGCGGTTATATCCGTCGTAGACGAGAGGTCGAGACCGCCATAACATACACGCCCTTCCAGCAGCGATTCGTCGAAATCGACCTTGCAGGCGTCCCACTTGTGCATCGGCATCCAGCGGACGGTCTGCTTCACCCATTGATTCAGACGAAGCTGACGGAAGGCGTTTTCTTCGCCGGGATTCTGCTTGGCGGATTCGCAGGCAGCCTCGACCTTGTCCATGCCGATCGTTTCACCCAGCGACGGATTCGACCGCTTCCAGACATCCGGAGAAGTCCAGTCGGCATCATCGGGTGCGCCGTAGATGACCGGGTAGAAGGTCTTGTCGATCTTGCGCCCTTCCAGAATATCCTGCGCCTTCTGATGCTGTTCGTAGCAGATGGAATTGGTGTCCGTGCCTGCCGTTGTAATCAGAAAATACAGCGGCTGCATTCGTGCATCGCCGGAGCCTTTTGTCATAACGTCAAAGAGCTTCCGGTTAGGCTGGGTATGCAGTTCATCGAACACGACTCCGTGAATATTGAAGCCGTGCTTGCTGTATGCCTCGGCGGAAAGCACTTGATAGAAGGAGTTGGTCGGCACATACACGATGCGCTTCTGCGAGGTCAGGATTTTGACGCGCTTGTTCAGCGCAGGACACATCCTCACCATGTCGGCGGCGACATCGAATACGATCGCAGCCTGCTGTCGGTCGGCAGCGCAGCCGTACACCTCGGCACGTTCCTCGCCGTCGCCGCAGGTAAGCAGCAGGGCGACCGCAGCAGCAAGCTCGGACTTGCCGTTCTTTTTCGGAATCTCGATGTATGCAGTGTTGAATTGGCGGTAGCCGTTGGGCTTCAGAACGCCAAACAGGTCACGGATGATGCGCTCCTGCCAGTCAATCAACTCGAACGGCTTTCCCGCCCATGTGCCTTTGGTATGGGCAAGGCACTCGATGAACCGGACTGCGTAGTCAGCGGCAGCTTTGTCATAGTGAGAATCATCCGCCATGAACTGCGTCGGTGTATAATCTTTCAGCTTTCGCAAGTGCCTCACCTCCATGAGAAAGGCGGCTGCCCTCCGGTAGCCGCCTTCGTGTTTTTAGTTGTATTCGTGTATCAGGATCGCCAGCGCCATTTCTGCTGCCTCGTTCTGCGGCGGGACATCCAGCCCCCGGTCGTAGTTGTAAACAACCTCGCCGCTGATCTTCAGCGTTGCCTTGCTGATCCTGCCGCCCTCGATTCCGTACTGGCTGCCCTCATCGTAGGCTTTCACCCAGTAATGAACGACCGTGTACTTGCCGTCTCCCTTCGGGACTCCAATCGTACCTTCGTGCCACATAGTGTTTTCCTCCGTTTTTCGTAGTTTTCGGTGGGCTTTGCCCTTCCGTTGTACACATATTAACTCTAAACGGCGGATATATCAAGTGTGAGTAATAACAATGATCGCTGCGGTATTTTCCGCTTGTTTGTGTACTTTACGCCCGCCCGCAGGAACCGCGTAAATGCGCTGTGTGGGGCGCTATTTCTGCTGGCATCCGTATGCGGCGGAGTCGATGCCCCCGCCACAGGGCGGCGCTGTGCCGCCCCGGTGGGGCGACCGGCTTATCTGCCGGTCATCCATTCCCATTCGCTTTCGCAGGCGGCTGCGTAGTCTTCTTCAAAAAGGGCATCGTCGTCAATCCATTCGGTTTCGTACTCGATCTCCTCGATGCCCTCGAAAGTCGTGCCGTTTGCGGCGGCGGCGTCTTGTGCAAGGCTGTCGGCGTTCTCCTCAACCCAAGCCCTGAAGTCCTCTGCGTCGAGGTCGTCCTCGTTCTCGATCTCCAGTTCGTAGCCTTCCTCCTCGGTGTCGTACCAAAGGATCGTGGCGCTCTTGATTGCCTCGCGCTCGTTCCAGTCGTCTCTGCCTGCCATTGCTCTTGCCTTTGCCATTCCGTAGCTGATCATTGTTTTTTCCTCCGTGTTTCGTAGTTTCCGGCGGGCTTTGCCCTTCCGTTGTGTACATATTAACTCTAAAAGCACATTATATCAAGCCGCTAAAACTACAGAAGATACGGGGAAAATGTGCGGCGGGTGTTGTGTATATTACACCCGCCGCTTTTCTGTTATTCGCCGAGGGGGATCGGCATCAGGGTGCTGCCGATCTGCACGAAGTCGTATGCCTGCTCGAAGTGCTGCGTGTACTTCTCGACCATCTCCTGCGGCAGGTCAGTGAAGTCCTCCTCGCCAAGCCCGCAGATGAAGAACGTTCCCTTGATGACTCCGTAGGGCGGGACGGGGCGATTCCACTTCTGTTCCGGATGGTAGAGGGCTTCCTCCTCGCACACCAGTGCGACCGGATCATCGAAGGGGTAAATCGCCTGAATGTACCCGCCGACCGTCTGCTGCAGGCTTTCAAGCTCTCCGCTGATCTCCTTTGCGTAGGGGCGCTTGCCCGGTTCAACAACTAAAATGTTCATATGAATGCTCCTTTGGCTTTATTCCGCTTCTCTTGCGGTAGTGACATATTAACTCTGAACCGAGGATATATCAAGCAATATCGGCAAAATAAATGTGACAAACATTGCCTGCATTTCAGCGCCGTATTGTACATCGCACAAGAGCCGCACACGCGCCCTGTGTGGGGCGGGTTACCGAAAGGGATACCGTTTGGAGGATATCCGTCCCGCGCCACACGTTGCAACGTGGCAGCTCTGTGCGCCTTATTCTTCGCCTTCGTACTTCTCGTGGATGATGCCGAGAATCTTGTCCTGTTCCTCGCGTCCGACGCCGATGCTTTCAAGTGCCTCACGCGTTCCGCAGTCGGGGCAAATCGGACTGTTATCTACGCGGGAAAGGGCTGGTCGTGCGGTGTACGCCTGCCCGCATTTCGGGCAGATGCGTGGCTCGCTGTTGAGTTCTTTCATCGTTGTACCTCCTTTGCGCTGATCTCGTAGGCGGCATCGAGGAACTTGGTGTCGAAGCCGAAGTTCCGATAGCCTTCCTCGCAGGTGCGGATGTAGGCAAGCGACGGAATTCCGAGGCTGCGCTCCTCATGCATGATGTACACGAAGGCGGTCAGCTTCTTGGTCTTGCCGCTTGCCAGCTTCACCGGCAGGCGGACTTCCTTCTTGTAGTAGAAGGTCGGGCAGCCCTCATAGGCATCCAGCCGTTTCTCGTCGGCTGCGGTGACCTCCCAGACCGCGATCGGAACGATGCCGTTCTTCTTCGGTTCGATGGTCAGGTACGCGCCGGTCTTGCTGCCCTTGTAAAGCAACTCGTAGTCGGGGATCACCGTGATGCCGATGGGCTTTGCGCCGGGGCAGCGGTACCGCATCTGGCGGATGTTCAGGTTCGAGCCGTAGGCAAGGTAGTACTTCTTTTCCATGTCAATCGTCCTTTCCGAAGGAAGGCTCCTTCTACCACCCTAAGCCGCCCGCAGGCGGCAGGTGGGGAAAGGCGGCGGTTACTTTTCCGCCTTGCCCAGTTCGTATGCCTTTCGCAGCATCTCGCGGATGCCCCAGACGCTCACCTCCGGGAAGTCCTCGGTGTCGTTCCAGCGGGTGTCCAGCCCGCCCCGCTGCTCCAGTGCGTAGTCCGCTTTCATTGCGATCTGCTCCAGCTTCTTGTCGGTTTCCGTTCCCCATTCGATGTTGCTCATTGCTCGTTCCTCCGTGTTTGTTTTCCGGTCGTTTTCCGTTCCGGTAGTCACATATTAACTCTTTTCGGGGATAATAGCAAGCCGCTAAATGTACAAAACATCGCGTGGGAAAATGTGCCGTTCTTTGTGTAGAATATGCCTTGCCGCTGTTTGCGCCGTGTGCGCCCGTGTGCGGGCTTTCACCGAAAGGGGCAGTTACTTGGAGGATACCCGTCCCGCCCCACACGGGGCAACGTGGGCGCTGTGTGCGGCTTTTCCGGATTCCGCCAAACCGCCCGTGGTGGGCGGTCGGCGGCTCGGCAGGCTCAAGGTCTGCCGAATCGGAAGGCGTTGTCGCCGGTAAGGTTCTGCGTCAGGGTTTCTCTTGCGGTGGCGAACTCGTCGCCAATGAAGCCCATTCTCATCAGCCAAGTCCGCATCGCGAACTTTTTGTTTTCCTTCTGCTGTTCCTTCGGGCTTGCGCTGCGCAGGTCTTTTGCCATCTGGCTCATTGCAAGGCAAAGCTGAATGTAGCTCTTGAGCTTGCCTGCGTGAAGCCCGTTCTGCTTGCCGCCTGCGGGCTTGTCGAACTGGAAAAGGCGGAATTCAATCGTGCCCTTTGTGAAGGTGGCGTGGAGGTTCAGCATATGGTAGCGGCTGTCGTTGTAGTGGTGGGTTCTGCCGTAGTCGCATCCCTGTGCGCCGTACCAGATGTCTGCAAGCTGCGCCATCGTGGTGGGCTTCTTTTTGTTGAGCTGCTGCAGGAAATTCGGGTTTACCGTTCTGCAGTAGCGGTTCATGCGGCTGCTGTCAACCTTGATTGCTTCGGCGATCAGCGTTTCGTGGCTTGCCATCAGGTTTGCGAGGTTTCTCAGGCTCTGCGGTGTGTGTCCCGCTGCGCCGATGTGAATGTGAACTCCGCAGCCTCTGGTGTAGTCACTCTTTGCGCCCGCCTTGCGAAGGCGTCTGATCAGCTCCTGCAGGCTTTCGATGTCCTCGTAGTGCAGGATCGGTGTGACCAGTTCGCACTTTTCGCTGTCCGGTCCGCTGATGCTGCAGTCGCGCTGGAATTTCCACTCGCGTCCCTGCGCGTCCCAAGCGCTGTAGGTTTCGTAGCCGTTGCGGTGTGCGGTGTACTCGCTGCGGTTTGTGCCGAAGAACTCGGCGGCGAGCTTTGCGGCAGCCTTGCGGGTGATGTTGTTCATCTCAACCTCAACCCCGATCGTCTGCTCCTTCATTCTGTTGATCTGTGCCTGTGTCTTTGCGTTCATGGTGGTATCCTCCTGTTTGGTTTTTGGTGTGTTTTCCCTTTCGGTAGTCACATATTAACTCTAAACCGAGGATATATCAAGCCGCTAAAACCACAGAATATCGAGGAAAATACAGCCTTGATGATTGTGTAGTATACACCCTTGACTTACTTGCAATTGTGTGGTAATATGGGGTACGATGGAATAGGTTCTCACATTTTCCGGCGCCCCCGGAGGCTGTAAAATCAGCCGCCGGAGATGACCTCGAACTCATCTGCGCCCTCGATCAGCGCAAGGCTTCTGCCGTTATCCCACTTCATGTGGATGTTGCCTGCGTCGTCGATGATCGCAACCGTTCCGGTTGTTCCGGGCGGCACGGGCGCGATGTCGTCCGCCATGCGAATCAGGCGGATGCGGGTGCCTGCGGGATAACGCTCCCGCAGGGCTTTCAGTTCTGCGTCATTCGGAAACCGCATCGTCAGCACCTCCTTCGGGTTTGCCGTGGCGGAAGGCAGAGCTTCCTGTTAGGCGGCGGAGCAGAACCCTGCGTACCGGCTTGTACTCTTCGCCGATCATACCGAGGCGCAGGAGGAAGCAGCGGAATGCGTACTTCTCGTTGTCGCTGGTATCCGGCTTATTGACCACACGCTGCAGGTTCTTTGCAAACTCGCAAAACATGGTGATGAATTTTGCGTAGGCATCAGCGTCGCCGTCCTTCTCGACCGTGAACCACGGGAACTCGACCGTTTCCTCACACTCGTTGACCGCAAGGCTCTCCGTGTTCAGCGCGTGTTTCAGGAGCGTTTTCTTGTTGGCGATGAGCTGGAGCAGATTGTTCATCGACTGCTCCGTGAAGAAGTCTCGCGGCATTGAAATTGTCAGCGCCACCGGCTCGTCCTCTGCGGTGTAGCCTGCCTTCTGCAGTTCGCTCCGGATCTCGTCCGGAAGCTCATCGCCATGCAGCACCGCTTCCTTGTCGAGGGTGTATGCCCCGATCTGGTATCCGCAGCTCGGAACGCCGAGGTACTTCACCTCGCTGCCGGTCAGCTCACCGATCTTCTGCGCCAGTGCCTTGCGCTGGCTCTTTTCGATATTGAACTTGTTATTCATGATGTGACCTCCTGTTTTTCACCGCTTGCTGCGGTTTTGAGTGTAGTAAACAGTCCGGTGGACTGTTTAGATATTAACTCTGAACCGTACAGATAGCAAGACTGTAAAACGGAGAATATGTGCGGGGCGGTTTATCCGATATTTGTGCATATTACAGCGCCGCCAGATATTGACATATCGGCGGGGACGCTGTATAATCATAGTAATAGAAATCGGAATTTATAGGGGGCGAGCATGATGTTGGAATTACTGAAAGTGAGATTTTCAGAACAAAAGGAACTTCATCCGGATTTGGAATGGTCTGAGGTGGAGCAGAGGCTGCGCGAGGTTCCTGCTGCCATCACGATTTTGCAAAAAATGGAGGAAACCGGCGGTGAACCTGACACCATAGGGTATGACGTAAAGACGGGAAAACTCATTTTCTGCGACTGCGCAAAGGAATCGCCCGTCGGGCGAAGAAGCCTGTGCTATGACGAAAAGGCATTGCAAGGACGAACGAAAAACCCGCCGTCAGGCAGTGCCGAACGGAAAGCGAAAGAAATCGGCGTTTCAATGATGACGGAGGAGCTCTATCGTCGACTGCAAAGTCTCGACTCTTTTGATTTGAAAACATCAAGCTGGATCGCAACGCCGGATGATATCCGCAGCAAAGGCGGCGCGTTGTTCTGCGAACGGCGCTATGATACCGTTTTTACTTTTCACAACGGAGCGGATTCCTACTATTCTGTGCGCGGATTCAGAGGGTATATTCTTGTCTGAACACCGGACTCAATGATATAATCGTTGCGATTTCTTGGACGGACTCCGCGAAATGCTGAACAACAAATGATCCCGACAAATCGGGATTTATCTTAGAGATAATTGATGGACGAGAATTACCAGAATATATGACAATGAATAAGGGGAAGATATGTGGCTGATCATGGCGGCTTTGTCCGCGCTCTTTGCCGGACTTACGGC